CATGATGCTAGATCCAGCACCAGATGTTTTCATAATTAGAGCGGGTTTATTTTTTTTACCTTTAAATGTCTCTAAAAATGTTTTTAACATTAATCCAACGTTCTTTCTGTCTTCTCCAAATTCTCCTTGAAGCCAGTGACCTACAAATAGATAACAAAATGACTCTTTTATTGAATCAAGAGATTTTACTAATTCTGTTTTGGACAAATCTTTCTCTTCAACAATAAAATACTTATCTAAATCAACACCTTCAAAAAGTACCTCTACTGGTTTTTCTAACTTTATTTGTCTTATGGTTTGTCCTTGTTGATTTTTTTCTTCAAAGAAAGAATTTTTAAATACTGTTTTAGCGTGTTCTGATGATACTAGATTTAAATTCATTCTATTTAAACCGTCTAACCATGAAGCATGACATACCGTTGTTTCTATGCCCGCAGTGACTCCAATATTAAACTTACCCACAGGTTGAAATTCATTAGGCACAGTTATCTGAATCCAGACATCTGGCTGTCTTGTTAATTGTCCTGTTTTATTTATATGAGGCTCTAAAAAACTCCAATCTTTTGAATTTTCTTTTATGTAATTCCAAGGAGTGGCTCCCCATCTTTGTGCTAGAATTTCTATTTCCCATTCTTCTTTTTTAAGTTCGTAAAGAGCTTTTACGAAATCTCTAGATCTTGCTCCATAACCTGAATATGTGTCAATCGGACACGATATAACGCAATATTGTTTACTCATATTAATATGTTAAAGGATGTGTTAATTTTTTTCTTGGTAATTTTTCTGTTTTTATAAATTCAAAATACGGCCTTTCTTTGAAATTTTCTAAAGTTTGTTTTGTTGTAGATATGAAACTCTCGCACATTCTTCTTGCACTCATATTTGATTCGTCTGATTGGACCCAATTTCTACCATTTAAACCTCTCTTAATTCTCTCTTCGGGAGTTAGATCATAGACTTCTTTTATTGCTTTTGCAATATCTCTAAAATCGGCTCTATCGTCCCAAATGTATGGTGTAGGTACTGATCCAACCAAACTCATATTTGAAGGAAATACTGGTATTGCCCATTCTCCGCATTTTTTATATTTTCCAAAGTGATTAGAAGGGAATTTTTCATCGAAATCTATCCAGTTTCCATTTTCATCTTCAAACCTCATTTGATCTTGCATTCCTCCTGTGACGTTTCCTATAATCATTTTTCCGCACATCATTGCTTCTGTTAAAGACAATCCCCATCCTTCATTTGAAGATATTAGAGCAGTAACATCACATAGATTGTACAATAAATTAATGTCTTGAGTAGACATTCTACCGCCAGAAAAAACTGTTTTTTGGTATTCAGGATCGCATATTAAATCTATAACAGCAGGAAGATCCGTTCCATTTTCATCTATAGGATCAGTATGCATAAGCAATCTACACTTTTTAGCTTTCTCTTTTCCTATCATGTTACAAAATTCAGAATATCCGGCTATCAAATCTGGTAAACATTTTCTTCTTATGTTTCTCGCATTATAGAAAACGACGAACTCTGGTTTATCTTCTCCAAAGATTTTATCTCTCATCTTGTCCAATCTTTCGCTATCCTCTTTCATGTAATCGTTGATTGGATAAAACATTTTTTCATTTATTCCGTGAGGAAGATACTTGATAATTTTATCTTTTACTTTATCTGCAAGTACGAGTTTATTAATATTCTCCGTTTGTTTTGATATAGCAAATAACGTATCGCAAGATTCGTAGTATGGCCTATTGTAAAGAGGCGCAGGCAAATCGTCCCAAATATTTAAATAAATCATGGGCATTTTTTTTCTTATCTCGTTTTCCATTTGAAATAACCATATCCAATATCTTGGATCTGTGAAAAACATTATCGCATCTGGCTTTTCAATATCAATTAATTGTCTAACTAGTTCAGGAGATCCATATCCGTTAGTTGGATATAAGAATACTGAGGCATCTGTAATACCATTAATCACGCCTGTATCTTGAGATATATCTAATCTTTTACCGTGATCTGGATGGTTGATTGCTCCTCCTAAGTTAACCCAATTAAATACGTGAGATGTACCCACTACTATTTCTCTCGCTATCGTTGATATTCCCGAAGTCATTCGGATATCGTCGCAAAGCAAGAGTATCTTTTTTCTGTCTTTTTGTGGAATGTAACCGTTTACCATTTACTTTATTTTATTGCGTTTAGAATGTCTGATCCTGTGTAGTACGTATTGAATTGATTGTGTACTGTTTCTCTAAATTTAGCTTCTGTTAGATATAAGAAAATAGTTCTTTCTACTAAATCTTGTAGATTCATCTTGGTTCTTACGTTCATAATTTTGAAATCTTCGTAAAGATTATCAGGAATCTTAACCGACGTAATTACTCTTTTTTTAGTTTCCATATTTATTGTTTATTATAAATATACATAAATATAGATATTATATACATAAATAAAAAATAAATCTTATTGGTTTCTATTACAAAGCTCCGGCTTATTATTGAATGGACAATATTTACATGCAGATAAATTTTTTTCGTAAGATCTGTCTAAAAGCTTACCAGATGAATCGTAGCAGCTGTTTATGAACTCTTTGAATTGATTAACAGCTTTCTCTATCTTTTTGTTTCCGTTAGCAGGAACGAACTCCTGCACTCTATGGGTAGGAAAATCAGGATTTTCGTAAGGCTTTCTTTTTACTATAAAGAATTTCACATCTACCTTATCTAAGTCTACTTTTATTAATTTAGAATAGTAGTGCTTATATAAAAGAATCTGATTGATTTTGGTTTGATCTCTTTTGTCCATTTCTGACCAACCTCTTGTAGAAGTTTTTATATCGTAGATAGTATACTTACCATCTCTTTTATCGTAAAAAACTAAATCTATAGATCCAATCATGAATATGCTTGGAGCATCCTCTGTTATGAGGCCTTTTACTGGTATCTCTATGCCTTTTAGCTCTACGCTTTTGAGGGTGAAATACCTTGCTCTCTTGGATTTTATCCAATCTAACAGAATAACTCCATCAGTGATGAAATCTTTGAAGTCGTCTGGTTTTGCGAAGTGGATGTTACCGTTATTGTCGTAGATTTCTTTGTAGCTCTCTAACATCCTCTCTTTCAAGAATGTTTCCAGATCTAATGAGTTCGCGGCTTTCGCTGATTGATCGTACATCACTCTAATATACTCCTGTAGAGTTTCGTGGAATGCAGTACCGAAAACAAGATGCATCGAAGGTTCAAAAACCTTGATCTTTTTTGCGTATTGTAAGTACCATCGAAATTGACATTGCTTATATAAAGAGTACTGAGAATAACTAATTCCTTTCTGAGTTGCCCAATCTATATCATAATTTTGTTTTGGAGCCACCGATAACTGATTTAATTTTTTGTAAGTAGAGTATCGCATCCATATGTTCCTCTAAAGCATGTTCAATCCATGCTTCTAAACTCAAATCTGTTCGATCTAAATTAGTGCCGTACTTCTTTTTTCCTACTCTAGATCTGTCTATGAATTTGTCTACTATAGAATCAACTATAGAATCTGCTTTTAGTACAGTTCTGGAATTTGAACTGTCGTAAGTTATCACTTCTAAATCTTTTATCATTTTTCTTCTTTTGATTTTAGTTCTTGAGGCAGAAATTCTTCGTTAACGTGACCGCATTTGGTGCAAGAGAAAGTAGGAATAGGCACTATTGCGTCTTGAGCGGTTCCTGTTAAAAACTTAGAAGCTTTTCTAATTATTAGAGCTTCTTGAAAAGTTTGATTTCCACAGACTTCGCATACTACTCCTTCAGTTTTATCTAAAGAAATATTTAATTTGACTTGTTGTTGTTCCATTATTTTTGTTTTTTATTGAATTTTTCTGGGTATTTGTTTATAATATAATCGTGCCATTTTGCTAGATTCTTTGCATTCGTAAGATGAACACCTACATAATATTCAAACCAAAAATCTAAATTTCTTAGGAGCTTTTTCATAACTATTAATCTAATATTTATTTTTTAAAACTAGAAATATTATTCTTCAGTAGACGCTTTCTTTTTTCTAGTATTTCTGGTTATTATCTTTTTGATTTGCGCGCATATTTCGTACTCTTCTATATTAATCATGTCTTGTAAACAGTTTCCTAAAAAGTTTTTAAATTCAGATTTTTCCATCGCAAATATCATGTATGTTGTGTCTTTAAACACGATTTCAAAGATATTTAATTTATTAACCTTTCTTTTATGAGCGCTTAAAACGCATTTCACCATTTTTAAAATAATCTCAGGATCTCTTTCCTTCATACGAAGGAAAAACTCTTTTTGATCTTTCATAAAAATAGTGTGACAGGCCATTTGTTTTTATTTTAAATATAATCTATAAAATAAAAAAGGAGACCTTTATTTATTTGGTCTCCTAATTTTTTACGAACATTGATTAATTTTATGCTAATAAAGCGTGATATTCTTTGAAGTGCTTAATTCTATCGGCTAAACCAATTGTTCCGCCGTTTACTCTTTTTGTTACCTTAGTCACCACAATATCTGTAGCTCCACCATCAGCAATCTTATGTAAGCCGTTCTTATGGAAGAACCAAGCGGCAGATAGTAGTGGATACTTCGTAGCAACTAGCTCCGGAGTCTCTAGTAAGTTCTCAGGTACAACTGCATCAAATGCTTTGTAGTTGTCTTTGCCTGTTAATTGGATATAACCACGGCCACGGAATTTGAATCCTTCACCTGATGTTTCAGGTCCGTTACCCATTCTACCACCATAAACTAGGTTAGCGATCTTTTCTGGCTTGCGCTCATACAATGCTGCTTTAGCTCCTGTAGGGAAGTACTTTTTAAATACCCCTAACAAACCCTTAGCACTGTAGTTTAGGTTTTCGTTTACAACTTTGAATCCACCTGATTCGTGTCCGCACTGTGCTAGGAAGTGGGCTAGGCGAAGTGGCGTGTTGATTTCAAATTTAGCCATAACGTCAGGTATCTGAGCTATAACTGTGTCAGGAATGTGTCCCTTTAGTTTCTGTACATTCATCTTTGTTTGTGTTTTTAGTTCCGAAATAATAACTGAATATCATCAGTATGAGTGTCTTGATTAAATCAAATAGTTGTCCATCTTGTTGTTCTGATAGTAAATTGACCTTAAAAGCTATTACTTTATCTACTACCCATACTCCAACCAATGCTGTAAAGATGAGTAGTATGAATCTAACTAATACTTCTTGAGCATTATTAGCAAATAACTTATAAACGAAGAATAATGCAGCACATATAAAGAGTAGTGATATCGCAACCCCTGCTATCATTATCGCAACTGAAGATGAACTGAACATAAATTATTGTTGTGTTGTATCTATAACCTCTAATTGATTAAGAGTGCTATCTGATTTTGTAGTTACACTTGTTTTAGTCTTACCCCAGAAGCTCTTTTTAGTTTCTATGTAAACTGTATCATGTATGATCTTCTCTACAGTTATTGTTTTAGTAGCAGCCTTAATTTTAGTCTCGTAATTTGTAATAGTATTGGTTAATACCTGAACATTATCTGTTACCTTTTCAGTTGTAGCTGTTGTTACTGAATCAAGTATTTGACCTGAGCGCTCTGCGTTAGCTGCAATACTATCACTCACAGCAATTAAACTATCAGTTGTAGTTATCACTGAGGTAGGCACTTCTGAGTTTTTTGTGCATCCTGCTATCAAACAAGCTAGTAATACATTTGTTAATTTCATATTATTTTGTTTTATCTTTTTTATCGTCTTGTGTTGCATACTTAATGCCCATGATTGTACCAACTATTGAAAAGGCATTTGTTAGTAATACACTAAACATGTTACTCCAAGTTGATCCAATTATCTGCGTCTCTTTACCAGTAGCCATTGCCATCCAATACAGCATAGTTGTAACAACACCTACTCCTATAATTACCGCCAAAGCACATTTAACAATCACTTTTATTAATTCGCTTTGTCCTTTTTTTATAATTACATCTAAATCGTTTAAAGCGGCATTCTTTTCTATTTCGATTGAATCCTTGAGCTTCTTTGAATTATCTAACTCTACTTGCAAATTCGCTGATAGGGAATCAATTTCTTTTTTACTATTTATTGCTTCAGTGACGTCAGTAGCGATTTTAATTATACTTGTAACGTTTCCTTTGCTATCAAAGATAGGGTTGTAGGTTGCTTGTAAATAAATAATAGAACCATCTATTTTCCTTCTTTCGACTATTCCATTAAAAAACTTTCCGCTGTTCAATCTTTTCCAAAACTTAATGTAGTCATCTGATTTTGAATATTCGTAATTTACAAAAATGCTATGATGCTTTCCTATTATTTGATTTCTCTCGTTAGATTTATATCCCATTGCTTCTAAAAACATATCATTCGCATCTAAAATAAACCCACCAGCATTAAAAGTAATACTTGCGGTACTTCTGTTAATTGCTTCTAATTGTCTTTTACTATCCACAATCGCAGTGATGTCAGTAGCTACTTTCATTATTTTAGTAATCTTACCGCTATCATCAAAAATAGGATTGTAGGTCGCTTGTAGGCTGATGAGGCTACCGTCTCTCTTTCTTCTTTCAAATTCTCCACTATAGTACTTACCGCTTCTTAGTATATCCCAGAACTTTTCGTATTCTACAGATCTTGCATAGTTTTCACATACAAAAATACTGTGGTGTTTACCGATAATTTCATCGTGCTCCTCTGCTCCATACCCCATCGCTGTCAGAAAAATCGAATTAACGCCTAAAATTTTTCCGTTAAGATCAAAGTAGATAAGGGCGTTGCTCCTGTTTATCGCCTCCATTCTACTTAACAGCTCCTCTTTTGATAGGTTTTTCATTTTATTTGATTTTACCTAGTTCTTGAAGGACTGCTATTTTTGAAGCTGCCGCTGAAAGCGTACTGTCTGATTTTCTAAGTTGGTCAGTAAGTTGATCAACTTTTGCTTCCAGTACAGTAATTTTTTCATTTAATTGCTTTTGTGTTGCTGAGTTAGTCATTTTAATATCAACGTATAGATAACCTACTGCTATAATGCATATAAACATTAAGCCCTTTACAGGTTCCTTCGCGAACTCTTTAAAAGAGATTGGCGGCTTTACAGTACCTGCAACTGTCTCTACTGTTGATTTCTTTGCCATTTTATTCTACTGGGGGTTGAGGTTCTTCTGGAGTTGTTGTTTCCGCAACTTTTTTGTGAGAGAACTTGTCAATACTGTCAGCACCTAATCCAATGCAAGTAATAATCATTACTGCTTCAACTAAAGCATCTGCTGGTTTGAAATCTTCGTGGGAGAATGAATTGATTATCATCGTTACGCATAAGAACATTGCGCCGATGAATGCTACTACTGGTTTGATTGATACCGATCCTCTTTCATCTTTGAAGAGTTGGATAATCCATTTTTTAAAAGTCATACTACTGTTATTTAAAATTGTTTATTAATACGCAACAATTTCTATAACTGATTAATATGTTCAAGTATAAATATGCGTAAACATAAAAAAAGGCAGCCATTGCTGACTGCCAATATTGACTCATACGCTAATCTTACGGTAAGCGATATAAGTACTGTTTAGAATTTATAAATCACACCGAACTTTGAAGCCGAGAAAGGATTATTGATCCCAGCAAAACCCAATGTGAAAACTGATTTAGAGTTTGAATTTTCGTAGTTCGCCAAATCAGCAACTTGCATAGTAAGATCTAGTTTCTTTGTAATCATGTAATTTGCACCAAATCCTAAATTTGCATTAGTAGACTTTGTTTTTACGTTAGCTTCAGTTACTGAATTTGTAGTTACGTCTACTTGTGAGAATACTACGCAATTTTTACCGATGTTCAAAAAATGGCATCTGCCGAATACTCCAACTGATGTTGATTCATTTTCAGAATCGATCTTTTCGAATCCACCTAATACGCCTACTGCAACTTTGTTTGTTACGAAATATCCTATCAAAGGATTGATACCATAAGATGCTTTAACATCAGTTGCTTTTGTGTAAGATACCGTTCCACTTAGAATTGCGGAATTTTTTTGAGCACTTACAGTTGTCAATGAGAGTGATCCCAAAATTACTGCTAATAGCAATACTGTTTTTTTCATAATTGTTTGTGTTTGTTAAAAAATATGGACTTATTTCATGTTTCGACCTTTTACCCAGTCCTTTGGTATAAGATCACCTTTTTTAATTTTTCTGTGGACCTGACGAGAGTCGAACTCGTGTCTCCGAAAGAAACAATAATATCAACGTCTCACACGCTTAGTACTAATGACGATCAAGAGGGAGAACCCCCGTCGTTATTTGCACCGTAGTTAGGGAACTAACCAAAGTTAGAACGCTCCACCACTCAGTTGATTAACTGGTCCAACTAAGAAAACCTGATTACAACTTACTGTTTCACCCAAGTTGTCAGGGAAAGAAAAGATCCTTAGATCTTATGCAGCTACAGCTACATTAGCAAAAGCCATGTTGATAATAGATGCACCGATTTCTTGACGAGATTTTTTGTTGTCGTTTATAGTTTTGTTCAAGTATTAAAGAGGATTAGAACCATGCCTCTGCGTGTGATATTACCATTTGCATCCGGATCAAATGCCAAAAACAGGCCCATAATGTAAAAGATCTTTTAAAGTTACCGTTCTTCGACTATTTTATTTTAGTCTTTTAAAATTTGTTTCTTTGTAATTCTATTTTCGAACTTGTCGAATCGAGAGTCAATCTCTGACATAATGTCATCCATTCTTCGATGCACGTGTTGCAGATTGCTTGTATCGTTTGTTTCTAGATATTGAATTTCCTTACTAATCCTATCATCTAATCCTCGATGTAGATCCGATAAGTGTCGCTCAATGTTTTCGAGATATTTTGTTATGCTGGTTTGTGTATCAGCCAGCTCTGCTTCCAAATGACTTACCTTAAGCATACCTATAACAATTGCTATCAACATTCCGATAGCAACTACTACAAGCATACCTAAACCAAATGCTGTTTGTGTATCCATGTTTTATTTCTCCTATATGTCAAAGAACGGCAACTTAATTGTAGCGAGAGAAGGAATTGAACCTTCGGCCTGTTGGTTATGAGCCAACCGAGCTACCACTGCTCTATCTCGCAATGTGGTATCGGAGAGAGGGTTTGCACCTCCACGGGAGGATTACTCCTAATCCCTAGCAGCACGAAATCTGCTATACGTCTAACGCTTGACTAATTTCCGGTATTTGTCAATTCCGCCACTCCGATATGCTAAATTACTTAGCTGCTTTAGTAGTATCGCATTTTGTTGAATCTGCGCATACTGTTGTTGAGTCAGCATTTACTACTGTAGAATCTGTAGTTGTTGTTGTTGTTTCTGTGGTTGAAGCGCCACCGCAAGAGATTAATAATGCAGATACCGCAACGATTGCTAAAAACTTTTTCATTTGTTTTGTTTTTGTTTAGTTAAATTGTTAATGATATAATAAATATACAACAATATTTCATATTCGTTGCATTTATTTTTTGGGTTCGTAAAAATTTATTCACCGAAGATTTCTTCTAATTCGTACTCGGAAAAATACTCTCGCATTTCAGTATCTACTGTTGTGCCCGTGTCTTCGAATCGAGTCTTATCGAAACAATCGTATCCAAATGGGGAATTGACTTCTTCGATTATAAAATTTCCTTTTCGAGTGATTTGCAATACTGTGTATTCTTGTCCCTCGTTTAAAACGCCTTCTGCACCTCTAATGCACCTAATTACTGAGCCTACTTGAATCATAATCTTTATTTTTTATGTGGTTATACAATTCTACTAGCGTACCATCGAATGTTTCCATAATACTTTCTAGTAGCTTTTTATCTATTTTAAATGTCTTTACGAAGTCGCTCTTGAGCTCCCTCATTAAGTTGGACTCTTCTTTTTCGTAATCTATTAATAGCCTTCGTCTCCTTTCCATAAACAAACTGGTGATGTCATGGGCTTCATCTGGATGCTTTACGTTCTGCAGCTTATCAGATAACAAATGTATTTCGTGATCAGCTTGATACAAATAAGTTGACGAATCATAATCTCCGTGAATTATCTTTTCGTACAAAGGTGTTTTCTTTGGTAAAGTATTTCTTGATACATACCTTCTCCACCACTGGTAACAATTGTATTTATTGGGCCATTCTTTGGCCAATTGAGACTCTAAAAACTGTCTATTTAAAATCATGATAATAGATTGTAGTGTCTTGGATAAATGTGGAGATTAGTGATAAACCAGTGCATTGCGCCTACTGGATAACCTGTTTGTTCTGATACATACTCCATAAGTTTGGCAAAAGTATACTGATCGTTACAGAAACCAAAAACCAGATCTATACTTCTTGCAAATACTGTTAATTCTAATTTGTCGTCTTTAACGTAGAAGTTTAGTACGTCGTTGCAAGGAGTATCATATTTGTATCTGTCTAATTCGTTTATGTCATAGTGAACAACAATTGCTCTACGAGTTTGTTTGTTGGTTTTAAGATCTTCGATTACTCTGTCTAACTGATTGTTTTTATTCCAGAAATATCCGTAATTAGAATTTACTTCTGCGGTATCGGGAACCATCATTTGTTTCCAGATTTTTGCTCTTTCTGATATTTCAGTTGCATCTCTGTTGCCAGATTTATACCATAACCACTCGTATTCTGCGTAATCGACATTAAACTTTCTTTGAGGAGTCGTAACGACTTTGTCGCTTGGGTCAAGCAAACTAAAGCTTATATTGAATCTTGCTCGAGTGTTTGCGAAGTCTTCTCCTAATACATTTACATGAGTGAACAAGGATTCGAATGCATGAGTTGCATTTCTAAACTCTTGATTATATATTGCTTTGTTCATACTTCTCTATGTTTATAAATTGACTTAAAAATTGTATTGCTGTTGGGTCTCTGTATTCTTCCAAATATACAACTCTTTTTATTTCCGATTGCAGAATAAGTTTCGCGCAGTCCAAACAAGGGCTAAGAGTCAAATAGAGTGTGCCGCCTTTTGTCGAGTGTCCCGTTTTTGCAGCTTTGAGAATGGCATTTGATTCTCCGTGTATTACATATGGCAAAGTGGTGTTGTTTTCGTCTTCGCAACAATTCGGCATGCCTTTTGGAGTGCCATTGAAACCAAAAGAGACAACGTTTCCGTCCAACTCTATAACAGCTCCGACTTTGGATCTGTTGCAGTGAGACAGAGTGGCCACCTCTTTTGCTATGTTCATGAAAACTCTATCGAGTTTGATCTGTTTATGTGAGTCCCGTACTTCCAAATCCACCTTCTCCTCTTTCTGATTGTCTTTTAGGTAACTCATTTACTATTTCTACGTTTTGATAATTTACTGGTAATAATACAAATTGTACTAGTTTCTGTCCTGGAATAATGTCGACTACTTTGTCGCCAACATTAATCATGTGAATGTGAATCTCTCCTTCGTAATCTTCGTCTACTACGCAAGCGCCGACTACTAAACCTTCTTTTGTAGCTATACCTGATTTATTGAATGCGACTAACGCATAACCTTCTGGAACTTGTGCTTTAACGCCTGATGGAATCAAAACCGCTTTTCCAGGCCAAACTTTTGTCGCTTTAAAATCGTCAGGTACAAAAAAATCTAACCCTGCGCTTACAGACGTGCCTCTACTTGGAGCTTTTACTTTTTTTACTAATTTTACTTTCATCTTGTTTTGGTTTTAGGTATTCGTTTAACGATGCCATGTAAGCAACTGCATCGAGATAGTTGTCCTCTTTGTAGTTGTACGAAGCTCTAGATAACTTTAGAGCGAGCATGCAGTTATACATATCGAAAGCAGTGATGTCTTTTCTTGAAAGCAAAGAAGCTATTTTTGCAGCTTGCTCCATGCCTTCTTCGAAAGGACCGTACATGCGTTCTTTCTCTTCGTTTCTTTCGAATACTATTTTGTGTGCTTGTTGTAATATACTCATAACTTTTATATTTTTATCCATTTATTAGTTGAATCTAATCTAAAACTTCCAATATGTTTAATTTTCCATTCTTGTGGACTAATTATCGATAAAAAAAGACTTTCGTCTTCTCTCATGTACAAATGATATACGTGACCGACAATGGGTTGAAACGAATATTCAACTTTGGTATACATCATATCGTTCCAATTGTACTCTTCCATTAGTTTGTTTGCTTCTGCCATCAGCTCTTCGTATCGACTTTTAAGCTGATCGTTTACTTCTTGAACTTTGGATTGTCTCCACCCTATCACGTCGTCTACCTTTATAACAGGAGCACTGAGATTACTACCGTAAGTTAGGTCTCTAGGATAGTAACCTCGCTCTTCGCTCCACACTACTAGATCGGGCTTCTTTCTTTTCTTATTCACTTATTAGGTGCGGATTGTTTTCTATAATGTTTGCTATCATGTACACTATCTCTTCTGGACCGAAACTAGTTACCCAATCGCAGTCTTCTGCGATCTGATTCACCTTCTTCATGTAGAGTTCGTAAAGCGCGTCTTTGTCTATATTCATAACTATAATTTAATTGATTTATTTCGAATAACGAAGCACATCTTTCATGTCATTCCACTCTCTTTGAGAATCTATATCTTTTGGGTTTATTGTCGGTTTCGGCGTACTTTTTGCTACATTCCAAAACCAATCTCCAGGCTTTCCTTGTTGCTTCATTATTTCCCAACCTTTTGCATCATATGTGCTTATGCAGTCGAATGGAGGAATTGTTCTTGCTGGTTTTAAGAATGGTTTATCATATGTGTAAAACTGAGCTGTTCCGAGCTCACCAGGCTGAATATTTCTTGCAACTGCTACAGCATTAAAGTTCGTATTAGGAAGTGCAATCTGCAGCGTTCTGGACAGCACTCCTGTTGAAAACACTGACCACAAAGTATCTATATTTTTATCTGCTAAGCAATCATGTATAACTCTCACGCCACCTGCTACTACCATTTCCGTTTTGAGTCCAAATGGAAGAAATTTTGCTCCTATAGTATCTGCAAAACGTTTAGCATATATATTTGCTGTTGGCATCGCTGCGATTCTTACGAATATCGGAATAGCTCCTCTTTCTATAGCGAGCAATTGGTGCTGACTCGCTTCTTTTGAAGATGGCATAAATAGATATAATTTCTTATTGTATTTCTTTGCCAAATAACAGAGAGACAAAGGCGCCATACCCACACGTGGAGCAACATAAACCAAAGCATCTTCTTTCACTTGGGAAATCATAAAGTCAGCAAACTTGGCTTTTGTCCCAGCTTCGTATTCTCCATCATCAATCACTTTGAATCCATCAATATCTTTGATAGTGAAAGTGAAATCATGTTTGTAGTCTGCAGTAAGATTCAAATAGTATTGTAGATCTTTACCGTTT